ATGCAATTTAATATCCCTACGTTGCTTACACTGTTCCGTGTCATCCTTATCCCATTCTTTGTATTGGTCTTTTATCTGCCTGTCACCTGGTCGCCGTTTGCCGCCGCGCTCATTTTCTGCGTCGCGGCGGTGACTGACTGGTTCGATGGTTTTCTGGCACGCCGCTGGAACCAGAGTACCCGGTTTGGTGCTTTCCTTGACCCTGTAGCAGATAAAGTTCTCGTGGCTATCGCCATGGTGCTGGTAACCGAGCATTATCACAGCTGGTGGGTGACCCTACCGGCGGCAACGATGATCGCCCGTGAAATTATTATTTCTGCGCTACGCGAATGGATGGCGGAGTTGGGTAAACGCAGTAGCGTGGCTGTCTCCTGGATTGGGAAAGTGAAAACCACTGCCCAGATGGTGGCGTTGGCCTGGCTGCTGTGGCGTCCGAACATTTGGGTTGAGTACGCCGGTATTGCACTTTTCTTTGTGGCTGCGGTACTGACTCTGTGGTCAATGTTGCAATATTTGAGCGCTTCGCGTGCAGATTTGCTTGATCAGTGATCGTTTCGGCGTAATTTTCAGCAAACGATCAAAAGTGGTGAAAAATATCGTTGACTCATCGCGCCAGGTAAGTAGAATGCAACGCATCGAACGGCGGCACTGATTGCCAGACGATAATAAAATCAAGTGATTAACTGATTGCTTGATGAATGCGGGAATAGCTCAGTTGGTAGAGCACGACCTTGCCAAGGTCGGGGTCGCGAGTTCGAGTCTCGTTTCCCGCTCCAGTTTAAAAGACATCGGCGTCAAGCGGATGTCTGGCTGAAAGGCCTGAAGAATTTGGCGCGTTAACAAAGCGGTTATGTAGCGGATTGCAAATCCGTCTAGTCCGGTTCGACTCCGGAACGCGCCTCCACTTTCTTCCCGAGCCCGGATGGTGGAATCGGTAGACACAAGGGATTTAAAATCCCTCGGCGTTCGCGCTGTGCGGGTTCAAGTCCCGCTCCGGGTACCATGGGAAAGATAAGAATAAAATCAAAGCAATAAGCAGTGTCGTGAAACCACCTTCGGGTGGTTTTTTTGTATTTGTATTTTGTTAAATGGCGGTAAAGTGGCGATGGTGTGGCGATATGCAGAAATAATGATAGTACACGTCTGTTTAAACTCTAAGGGTGAAGCAAAACTCTCCTGCAACTCATCTGCATTTCGCATATTGAACTAGGGCCTTGGTTAAACCAAAGTTTTTTCTGGGATCTTCCCACTCAACTTCATTTTTCCTCCTACCATCCACCAAAAGGTGTCTGCGCTACTCTATCTTTTTTAATCTGACAACATCCTGAGAAAAAGACAAATTCGTTAGATTTACTGTCTTTCTGCTGCCTCGAATGCTGATGTCTGCAGCACTGATAATAACTCTATCTCTTTGATATAGATCTTTTTTTTGATGAATTGCACGGCATATTATCGTGATGGCACCTTCTTGTTAAAGGTGTTGTACTCCTCATCTCGATTTTATGATGTGGGCTATGATTGGTTAGTAATAGAGTGTATCGGTATGCGATGTGGTTTATTAATGGCAATCTGCCTTTGTTTGGTATCTTTTAGTGGGTATGCAGCAACAGGAAAGTCAGATGCTCAGATCAAGAAAGAAATAATTAAAGAATCCATTGAATCTTATCCAGGCAATTGTGCGTGTCCGTATAATCATGCAAGGAATGGTAGTAGATGTGGTGGACGCAGTGCATATAGCCGTACTGGAGGGTATGACGTGGTATGTTATGAAAGTGATGTTACCGATGAAATGATCCGGCAATGGAAGCAGGAGAATGCTGAGTAATCTCTTTTAACTGATTTGTTGTGCGAGCATTATGTGCAGTTAACGGCTCACTAGCTAGTGAGAGTTCCAAAAAGAAACCCCGCAGTTTTTACGCTGCGGGGTTGTTATTCATGCCTATGAGATAGGGTGCCTTATCGGCCTTACCCTAGCAACCGATTGACGGGGAGTTGCCTCCCCGTCGCGGTTTCCTTACTGCTTACACTGTAAGAACGCCGCAAACTCCGCTCCCCAGAAGCTCATCCGTATTTCACACAGCGAACCGTGCAGCATCCAGATGATGAGGATTACCGTCACGCAGAACGTGATGGCCGTAAGCGATTTTTGCGACATAGCGCTTGCTCCTTTGTTGGAGAGGCGCTAACCTATCACTTGCTAGGTTGACGGGTTAGGGCCTCGGTTAAACAGAAATGTTTTCCGGGGCCTTTCCACATCCGGCCTTCGGGTATTCCCTCCGACCATCAGCCGAAAGGCACCCGCACGTAATCTATCGCTTTTTTGTTACTCCGGCAATTCTGCCTGTTAATTCTGAGGTAAAGGCAAACTCATCTGATTGTTTCCCCTGTGTGAAGCTGGCAGCTCATGCCACGGGATACCTTCTGATGAGTGAACGCCGGAGGCGTGTTTCGATGTGAATTTATGGAAAGCTTCCAGTGTTGAGAAGCATACGCCGCATTCCAGGTTGTTACACTGGTAATACTTTTGCCGCACGGTGTTTGAATCATTTTCCGGACGACTGGTGCGGATACGGGCAGATGCGCCACAAAGCGGACAACGGAACATAGCGACCTCCTTTAACGTGGTGCTGCCGCTATTCTAAGTTGCTCACTCTGTTTCCGCTATCCATTCCGGGATTTTTGCCTCAAGCTCAAGCTGCGTGGTAAAGCCGCTGTTATCAATGGTGTGCTCGGCTTTTGCAATAATCCAGTCCTGATTATCAATCTCGCTTTTAAATCCTGTTACCGTGCCATGCATTTCGGGGTAGAGTTCTGCTCGTCCACGTGCCAGCGTGATGGAGAATGATGCGGCTCCGCGTTGTAGTTGTTGCCACTTTGCCGCCGCTGCGCGTCTTGCTGCCTGCTCGTTCTGATAAGTCTTGCGTAACACAAACACATTGCCTTCCGCGCCTTCCATATAATCACCTTCACGGCTGCTGCTTTTCTCTTTTTTCGGTTTTGGCGGTTTGCGGCGTTTCACGCTGACTTTTTTCTTTTTCCCGTAATTAAGATCAAGCCAGTAAGCGCGTACCCCCGTATACGCCTCGCGGTCAGCAATGCGGAACTGATGGCGATCGCCGCTGCTGCGTGTGATGGCGAACGATGGCAACGGCTGGCCCTGTGCGTTCACGCCACCGCCGGGCATGATGAATAACAGATTACCGCTTTTTACCGTGGTGATTGCGCCCAGCATTTCCGCCATGCGCGTAAGGAAGGACATGTCACTTTCTTCGGTCTGGTCGGCGTGGTCGATTTCGATATCCATCAGCATTTCGCTGATTTGCGGTTTCAGACCGTACCGATGAGCGATGGCGGATACCACACGCTCAACGGTCACATCATGCCAGGACACCTCACGTTTAACGTTAAATTCATCCCGAAAATCTGCGCTTCTGGCTGAAACAGTCAGCCTGTCCGGCGGTCCTTCGTGTGCGATTTCATCAACAATGTAAGAGCCTTTTTCTGTCAGCGGTTCGCCTTTCCAGCCAATGAGAACCGTCAGGCGCGCGCCCCGTGGCGGTAGCCGCAACTGACCATCCGCATCATCCAGCGTGATGGTGAGCTGGTCTGCCTCAAATCCCCGGTTGTCGGTCAGCGACAGGCTCATCAGGCGCTCTGCCACGCCGGACAGCGTTTTACCCTCCGCGAGAATATCAAAATCCGGCATTTTTACGGGGTCTGTGCCCTGACTGAGCAATTGCATGGTGGTGTCGGTCATCTGTTCCCTCCCTGTGCGGCATGGTCGCATGTGCGTGCGGAGGGGGTTACTGCTTTTTGTTGTCGCCGGGTCGGGAGAACGGCGCAGGGGTGAGATTACGCGCGTGGTGGGTGATGATTGTTGCCGAATCATTTAACGGATACAAGGGGCTGAAGCTATGAGTGAAACTCGTTTTCATGGTGCCCGTGTTACGGAAAATACCGACCTGGTAACAGCGATTAACGATGTTGATTCCAGCGTTATCGGTATCGTGGCAACGGCGGATGATGCGGACGCGAAGCTGTTCCCGCTGAACAAGCCTACACTGCTGACCCGCGTCAATGACGTGCTGGGAAAATGCGGAACAACGGGGACGCTTTATCGTGCGCTTAAGGCCATCGCAGACCAGGTGAGCACAAAGGTGATCGTCGTTCGCGTGGCTGAACACAAAGAAGAAGACGGTAAGACGCAGGATCAACTGGTTATCGGTGGTTCTGAGGATGACGGCAGCTATACGGGGATGTATGCGCTGCTTGTTGCAGAGCAGGATGAAAGCATCGGATACCGTCCGCGTATTCTGGCCGCGCCGGAGCTGGACACGGAGGCGGTGACAAAATCCCTGTGCGTGATTGCGGGTAAACTGCGCGCGTTTGTGTATGCCACATGTCATGGTTGTAACACGATGGCTGAGGCGATTACCTACCGCCAGAAATTCAACGAACGTGAGGTGATGCTCTTATGGCCTGACTTCATCGCCTACAACCCGAAAAGTGGCAAAAACGAAACGTTCCCCGCGCCTGCTTATGCGTGCGGCCTTCGTGCGTACATTGACCATGAGCAGGGCTGGCACAAATCGCTGTCCAATGTTCCGGTTAAAAATGTGCTGGGAATGTCCAGGCATGTGTTCTGGTCGTTGCAGGCCGAAGACAGTGATGCCAACAGCCTCAATAACAAAGAAATCACGACCATTATTCGTCGCAACGGGTTCCGCTTCTGGGGCAACCGCACACCGGAAACGAACGCCTACATCTTTGAGGTGTATACCCGAACCGCACAGGTGCTGGCTGATTCAATTGCGGAAGCGCAGTTTGAAACCATCGACAGTCCACTGACGCCTGCGAACGTGAAGGATGTTATCAGTGCCATCAGGGCAAAACTGGATTCGCTGGTTACTGCCGGGAAACTGATTGGTGCGGAGTGCTGGTATGACGTGGTGGATAACGGCACCACGGATTTACGTCAGGGACGTGTGCGTATTCGCTACAAATATACGCCCGTTCCGCCACTGGAAGACATGGAGCTTTACCAGACGTTTACCGATGAATTCTTTGGTCCCGCATTTGCGGTGCTGGGAGGTGCCTGATGGCTGTGCCAAAACATCTTCGCTTTTTTACGTTGTTTGTGGATGGTGAAAACGAAGTGGGCAAAGTGACATCCGTCACGCCGCCCAAACTGACGCGCAAAACCGACAGCTATCGTGGTGGTGGCATGATGGGGGCGGTAAGTATTGATCTCGGTCTGGACGACTCCGCGCTTGATGCGAGTTTTGTTATGGGGGGAGCTGTTCGTGCGCTGTTCCTTAAATATGGCGGCACGATTGACGGCACGCTGCTGCGTTTTGCGGGTGAATACTACACCGATGCAGAAAGCGATCTGTATGAGATCGAGATGCGCGGGCGTGTGACGGAAATTGATATGGGGGAAGCCAAACAGGGGGAAGCCACATCACACACTTACGCTGTCAAAAACACCTACTACAAGCTGAGCGTTAACGATCGCCCGCTGTGGGAAATCGACCTGTTGAACCACATCTACCGGAAGGACGGCAAGGACATTGTGCCTGACCGTATCCGTTCCGCGCTTGGGCTTGGCTGATAAGTAATATGCAGGCGGCGCAGTGCGTCGCCTCTGACTGAAAAGGAGACAACTGATGAAAGACATCGATACTGAAACCCGGAATAACACCGTGGCGGATGATGTGACGGCAGGTGAGGATATGGCTGTCGAACGTGGCGTAAAACTGACCCGACCAATTGAGCGTGGTGGCGAAAAAATCACGTATGTGGAGATCACCGGGGCTATTGAGCAGGCTGGATCCCTGCGTGGTCTGTCGCTGTCTGATGTGCTGAATCTGAAAGCGGATACCATGTTTATGCTGTTGCCTCGCGTGACCTCGCCACGACTGGATGAAGTGATGATTAAAAAAATGTCGTCACGCGATTTTATTCAGTTGTGCGCTGTGGCTGTAAATTTTATGAGCGAGCCAGACTCTGGCGCGAAGAGCGTGCAGGAGACGGCAGCGTAATCACCCTGGTGTGCTTTGAGCACATCGAAGATCTGGTGGCGGATATTGCCGCCATTTTCAACTGGTCGCCCGCCGAAATCTTCATGATGACGCCCGGCGAAGTGGTTAGCTGGCGCGAGCGGGCGGCACTTCGCAGCGGGAATGCAGATAATGAAGACTCTTGATATCCGGGTCGCTTTCAGCGCCGTTGACAGGCTGACCCGGCCTGCCGAAAACGCCCGCCGCCTGATGGGGCAGTTTGGTGACTCCATCCAGCGAACGCAGGGGGCGATTAAAAATCTCGAGCGTCAGGCGCGTTCATTTGAGCGCGCCCGTGACGCTGTCAGTAAAGCGGATGCTGGCATCGTGAAAGCACGACGCCAGCTTAACGCCCTTAATCAGTTACAACGTACGGGTACAGTGCTCAGCGAAAAACAACAAAAGCTGATGCAGCAGTTAAGCACCCGGCTTGAACGCCTGAATGAATCGCGCACACGGGAAATTCAAAAAATGCGGGAGCTTGGCGGAGAGCTGAAACGCCACGGCATTTCCCTGACAGGCAGCGATAACACCATCCAGCAGGCCATCAGACGCACCGAACAGTACAACAACCAGCTTGAACGCGAACGGCAGGCGCTTGCGCGTGTAACGCGGGCGCGTGAGCGGTATTCGCGCGCGCAGGAAACAGCGGGAAAACTGAAAACAGGTGGTGCACTGGCAATTGGTGCGGCAGCGGCGGGCGGCTATGCTGCCGGGCGTTTTTTGCAGCCTGCGATCGGGTTCGGCAAAGAGATGTCCCGCGTTCAGGCACTGACGCGAATCGACAAAAACAGCCCGCAGTTTAAGGCGCTGCGTGAGCAGGCGTTAAAACTTGGATCTGAAACACCGTTTACTGCGAGTGATGCCGCCAGTGGGCAGAGCTTTCTGGCAATGGCTGGTTTTACTCCGCAGGCCATTCAGGCCGCATTGCCCGGTGTTCTTAATATGGCGCTGGCAGGTGGCGTCGAACTCGGCGAGACGGCTGATATAGGCTCCAATATCCTCACACAGTTCAACCTGACAGCCGATCAAATGGACCGGGTTGGCGATACGCTGACAGCGGCATTCACCCGGACCAATACTGATTTACGCGCGCTGGGCGAAACCATGAAGTATACCGGTCCGGTTGCCGCAAAACTTGGTATCAGTCTTGAAGAAGCGGCAGCCATGGCCGGGATGCTTGCCAGTAATGGTCTTCGTGGAAGCGATGCTGGTACGGCCATGCGCGCAAGTCTGTCCCGCCTTGCATCACCGCCAAAAGCTGCGGCTGATGCGCTGAAAGAGCTGGGGGTGTCAGTTGCTGACGCCAGGGGCAAAATGCGCCCGATGGAGGATGTGCTGCTTGATCTCTATAAGGCGACACAAAAATACGGACAGGTGGACCAGGTTTCCTTCTTCAAGGACATCGCCGGAGAAGAGGCGTTCGTTGGTTTGCAGACGCTTGTTGCGGCGGCTGGTTCAGGAGAGCTGCAAAAACTGACCAGAGAATTGCAGGGGGCAAGGGGAGAGGTCGATCGCGTCGCAAAAGTAATGGCCGATAATCTTGATGGGGACCTGAAAAATCTCGACAGCGCATGGGAAGGTCTTCGTATTCGCATCAGTGATCTGGTTGACGGTCCGCTGCGTTCTGTCACGCAGTGGCTCACGCGGGTGCTTGAAAAAATCACCTCGCTGGCGCAGGCCCATCCGGTACTGACGCGCCAGCTACTGATAGCAGGCGGTGCGTTGCTGGCAATGACTGCAACGGTTGGCTCGTTGTCGCTGGTTATTGGTGTGCTTTACGGAAAGCTGGCCACCCTGCGTCTTGGCTTTGACATTCTTACCCGGTCAATGAATGTCGTCAGGGTGTTGCCTGCGCTGTGGGGAATGCTGACGGGTTCCGTTTCGTTACTGGGAGGCGCTATCGGGGCGCTGTTCAGTCCGGTTGGCCTTATCGTGGCTGCGCTTGCCGGAGCTGCCGTTCTTATCTGGAAATACTGGGATCCCATCAGGGCATTTTTTGCCGGGGTGTTCAGCGGGATTATGGAAAGGCTGACCCCGTTGCGCGAAACCTTTGAACGGTTTGGCCCTGTTTTTGACGCAATCGGAAGCGGGATCAGCCAGGTGTTTAACTGGTTTAAATCGCTGCTGTCACCGATGGAGTCCAGCAAGGAAACGCTGGATAAATGTACCAGTGCTGGCGAGATATTCGGTAACGTTCTTGGCGGTGCGTTACAACTTGTTCTGACACCTGCAAAAATGCTACTGGATACGCTGGCGTGGATACTTGAAAAGCTTGGCGTGCTTCCGGATGAAGCTGAAAGGGCGCGCAAGAAAATCGAAGACGCACAGCGTGCGGCCATTCTTCGGGACAAGGTTGCCTTACTTCAGGGGGACCTGGCGAAAATCAATCCGCCGAAGCCTGTGGAAAATGGCAATGGCACCGGAGGTGATAACCCCAAAGACAATAAACCGCTCACAGACAGCAATACCGGTACGCTGCGCAGACTCAGCAAAATTGCTGATAACACAGGTAAGCTGGTTGATGAGACGAAAAAACGCATTGGCCCTGGCGATATTGTCTTTAAGAACCTGCCCCGCGCACTTGCTGTTCGTGGGGAGTGGCAGGAGCGGAAGATTGCGCAGGTCAGTAAGCCTGCCCCCGCAATTAATATCACACCCGTAGTCCCGGCTCCGCTGCCTCCGGCGCTGGTCCCTGTTGTTGCGGCCAGCTCCCGCCCGGTGGCGGAGGCCATACGATCGCCAGTGGCATCAGTTCCTGCAGCTTCCCGTAATCGGGAGCCTGCTGTCTCCAGATTTGGCGGTGAAATTCATGTTCATCTGCATAACGTTGTTACGCAGAATCCCCGCGAACTGGCGAAACTGGTCGGTGAAATGGTCAGGGCAGAAATGGAACGGCGCGCCCGTGCCGGGCGTGGCAGTTTTTACGATAAAGATTGAGGAGTCATGGCCATGATGATGATCTATGGCATGTTTGTTTTTGAGCTGCGCACGCTGCCGCATCAGCAGTTACAGCAAAACAAAAGCTGGCGGCATGTGAAAAATGAACGCGTTAACCGTTCAGCAAGCTGGCAGTATATCGGTGCAGGTGATGATCGCATCGTTCTTTCTGGTGTGCTTTATCCTGAAATTACAGGTGGCGAAGTGTCGCTGTCTCTGCTGACCACGCAGGCGTATACAGGACGACCCTGGCCTTTGATTGATGGCGTCGGGCAGATTTACGGCATGTATGTCCTGACTGAAACGATACGACCCGCTCCGAGTTTGATCCGTAATAACTTCGTATAGCATACATATATACGAAGTTATACGATACTGTTGTATCACACGATTCACAATACCGATATGTCTTCCATGCAGCCAGTAACGATGCCTCTTCTTCCGTCGCAATATCCAAATCTACAGCATCCTGAAGTGGCGCAATATGCTCGCTAGCTACCTGCATCAGGCTGTTTTTTGTTTCTTCCGCCTCCTGGCTCCGAAACAGTTTTTCTGCTTCTGCATCTTTCACCCAGGATGTACCGTTCCACTTCTGAAACTCCCCTTCCGGGGATAACCAGGTGACATTTTCCGGTAATGGGCCAAGTTCAGAAATAAATAACGCGTCGCCGGAAGCCACGTCATAGACGGTATAACCCCGATGGTCTTCAACGAGATGCCACGATGCCTCATCACTGTTGAAAACGGCCACGAAGCCAGCCGGAATATCTGGCGGGGCAATATCGGTACTGTTTGCAGGCAGACCTGTATGAGGTGGAATGTATGCATCACCTTCACCAATAAACTCATTGGTTCCGGTCAGTAGATTATAAATTTTTATGGTCCGTGAGTGTTCACTCATTCTGAATGTCATTATGCAAGCCTCACAATATAGTTAAATGCGATGTTTTTTACGGTGTTTTCTTCGTTACCCGTAGCGTTAACGGTGATGGTGTGTCCGTGGGGACCAATAATGACAGAATGGGCATGAGCACCAATGCCGATAGTGTGGTTATGGGCACCGATATATACATTGTGAGCATGCTCGCCTGCGCTCGACGTGGTACCAGTACCTAACGCAGCGTTATAACCGGCTGATACACCATTCCCCGCGCCAGTGTGACCAACAGGTATATTGTGTGAATGATTTCCAGCGCTATTCGTAGTTTTTGTGCCGTAATCAAATGAACTGGTCGTTTTAGTACCGTAATCAAACGACGATGTGGTTTTCGTCCCCAAATCCGTACTGGATGCGCTGGCGCTGTGGGTGTGCGATTTAATGCCGTCCTGTTCCTGAGACAATACGGCACGACCACTGCCGGGCTTGCCCTTAATCGTCCAGCCACGCATATCAGGAATAACGCCTGACGGATAAGCGACTGCAAGTTTCGGGTATGCAGATTTGTCAAAAGTCTGCCCCTGCATCAGGGCATAACCAGACGGAACGGTATCTGATGGCCACGGAATCGGTGCACCGACTGGATAAAACTCTTCAGGAGGATGAGCCGAGGTGTAAAGCTGCGCCCACGGCGACCAGTTTGCGTCGGGCGTATCCCGTCGTGAACGAATAAATGCCGGAGCATGAGCACCGCTTATACCACTCCAGCCGATGAGTAATTCGCCTTCGCCAACGGCTGTCATCCCTTTCAGGTGAATGATATTTCCATACGTTGTTGGATATCCGTTGTTATACGCCTCGTATAACTCCAGACCTGTGGCCCCCTGCATATTATCTGTCAGGGCGGTCAGCCGACCTTTTGAAGCCAGATTAACTGACGATACTGCTGTCCCATCTGACGGTAACGCCCCGATCTCTGATGCTGTTGGCTTATTCCTGGAGTTATAGTCCCTTCGCCAGCCAGGAGCATAAGCATCACCATGATTAATATAAGTAAATTGAGCATTAGGGATGCCTTCACCGCTGGATGTACTCGGTGTGGTAATGCGTATGGTCATTGCGCCGCGGGTGCCAATAACTTCCACAACAGCACCTGCAAGACAAATACTTCCGCAACCTGTATCTGTAATGACCTTATTATTTGCATAAGCCCATGAGCCTTTGCACATCCAGTAAGGATGGTTAAATGCCCCCTGACTCTCTAGCCAAAAAATCAACTGCGCAGTTGTCCATGCTTCACTATCTCCACCAATATTCAGCTCTGCACTATATGCACGGCAGGCACCGATATTTTTCGTAAAGGTGTCTTTATCAGAGATATCCTCACCATTCTTAGCTTTCTGCAGACGTTTTTCAGCATTGTCATAGGCAGCTTTTACTGCATTTGATGTTGCCGCCAGCGTTTCAGATGTACTGTTGGTTGCACTACTAAGCTGGACAAGGCCTTTTCGCGCTGTTGTGGCATCCTGCGCTGTATATTTTCCGTTAGCAAGATCATACGCGACCTTAACCGCTTTCGGCGTTGCAGCCAGCGTTTCAGAATCGCTGTTAGTGGCGCTACTGAGTTGAACAAAGCCTTTTGCGGTCAGCGAGGCGTCCGGGTGACGTCGTGACTGTTCATGTTCTTTCAGTTTGTCATTCACGTAATCCACTGTGGCCATAACCATGGTGTTATCCACGGTAAGCGCCACGGTGGCAGTGCTGGATACGGTCAGAATGGTGCGAAATGTTTGTGCACGTCCGGATCCTTCGGCAACGGCTGGCTTGTAACTTTCGGCAGTATTGCCCACCGCGAT